AATAAAGATGGATGTATATGCAATGAATATGAATTACAAAATACTAATGCAAGTAATAGAGTTAAACAGCTAACTATAAAGCCTATTGACATTTACAAAAAACTTTTATTAAACATTGAACAAAATATAAACGATATGGTTATAGATGGACGTCGGCGGGGCGTTGGTTCAATCGTACGTTTTAACAAGTTTTATGAAACACATGGAAACCAGGGCCGGAACAATGAAAAGCAATTAATCAATAGTCAAGACTTAGCCTTGCAACTGGGAATAGATACTAAATTGCTAGAATTACAAGATAAAAAACCCGGGGCCGGTATCGTTTCCAGATCTGCAGCGGGCCCTATTGGTAAAAATAAATAATTTTTTATATATATAATAGGGCACTATATACAATTAACTATTCAGATAACAAGACTTTATAGAATAGTTAAAAATATTAAACAAAATGTTTATTGGTAGTACACCCTATATAGGGCACCGGCCCGGCGGCCGGTTAGCCCTCCAAACAACCGCCAAAAACAAAGAGGCCCCTATATAGACTATATATATAACTAATAAAAGCCTAATAGATAGCTATATAGGAGACAGATAAATAGTTTATAGCTAAACATAGTACACATAAAAAATTTCCGAAAATACAAAAAGGGATAGAAGTTATGGAATTAGTGATTAGGAGTACAGGAGATAAAACGAGTATAGAGATTAATGGTAAAGAGTTAGAGAAGATCACGATGATAAATTTTGCAGCTGCGGTCCGGAATGGAGTTCAATGTGTATTTGAGCAGGTAGTAACAGATGAGTATGGGCATGTATTACTTAGCGAATCCGGAGACGAGATTAAGCGAGAGATACACAGGGTAGATTTAGCCAGGGGAGAGATTATATGAGGAATGGCACATGGGAGACGGTAGCGACTATCGTATGTTTTAGTGGATTGATAGCCTATATGAATAACTGGTATGCATTAATACCCATGATAGCATTAGTCATAATGTTTCTAGGATTTGGTGGTGGAGAGTAATGAAATACCGGAAGAAGCCGATAGTGATTGAAGCATATCAGGTAACAGAGTTTGACTATGATGGATTTTTGATGTTCAGTCATTTCTGCAATCCACCATTTTGGTTGGAAGATGCTACTGCCGGGAGGAAAGTATACGTCAAAGGTCATATGATCTACATCGAAACTCTGGAAGGCGATATGCGAGTATCGATAAACGATTACATTGTTCGTGGCGTTGACGGGGAGTTATATCCGTGTAAGGCATCGATTTTTGAGAAGACATATGAGAGGGTCGAAAATGAGTAATGTGCAATTAACATACGGAACAGCGATTGTTAAGAATGCTTATGCGACTAACGATGAGTTTCGTGAAGCGGTCCGGGCGAGTGCATTGTCGGCCTTGAAAGAGTTAAAGGGCAGCTACAAGGATGTAGATATCGCCAGAATAATTTCAGACAGAATCTTTGGTTTGGAACCACAGTTATAATACCTTCCTTTCGTGGAATTCAACCTTGCCAGTGCTTTTTGTTTCTTCTTCACGCTGGCAAACCGTGATAGGCGGCGTTTCGGTAGGTACGCAAGTGGTTAAAGCGGGCAGACTGTAAATCTGTTCCTACGGGTTCGCAGGTTCAAATCCTGCCCTGCCGATTATGTACAAGTAAATAAAGCAATGAGAGGAGTAGTTATGGGTTTTACAGAGGTATTAACTATTATTTTTATCGTGTTGAAACTTTTAGGCAAGATTGATTGGTCCTGGTTCTTGGTATTGCTGCCGGAAATCATCGCTGTGGCGATATACATAATTCTCTGCATAGCAGTGGTAGTGCAGAATTGCAGGATCAACAAAAGCATAAACAGAATACTCAAAGATACAAGATTCAAAGATATGTGAGGCCAGTGAAACAACGAATGTTGCGTAGCTGATTGGTTGAAGCATATAGAAACTGCGACTCTAGGAGCGTGGATTTCATGGCCCAGCTTTATAGTTGGGCTGTTGCCCTATCGCCAAACGGTCAAGGCACAGGATTTTGATTCCTGCATTGGTGGTTCGAATCCATCTGGGGCAGTTGGCATCACCCAGTGATGTATTTCATACTTTTATTTCTTCTTTTTTTCCGGTTTGGTGTGTGCCGTTAAACACATCGGTCCAGTATAGGTTATGTCAAGACGAGCGATTCCGACTTTTTTTGCGATTAGGGTCTTTTCAAGCACAACAGAATTGCCATGACTCTTGATGGTGGGTCCGATTCCCACCACTGGAATTATTTGAATGGGGGGTGCAGTATTTGCTTTCGGCAGAAGAAAAATTATTCATCGATGCATTTAAGCAAAAATTATTATATGAGCCAGATACATATGACTTAAATGGTTCACTGATCACTTCCTTCATGCTTTATGGGCAGCAGGTCATTGATAATGACTATGGGAACCGTAAAGAGGTCTTTGAGATTTCCAATAACCTGAAGAAAAAGTGCATATATATTTTCACACATCCCAATGGCGATGAGGCCCTGGCAAAGGAAGCCTTTGACACTGTTTGGGATTTGCGACTTTTTGAGGCCAGGAATCGTCAATTGGATAGTTATCTGCTGTACCTGGAGAAAAATCGAGATCCCAAAGAGAAATTTTACCAGCCCAAGAGAAAGCATTTTTACCGGATGGGAATCATTCAGGCATTGCAACAGATGTTGGATGATGAGTTAGACATTCTCACGATCTCGTTGCCACCTGGAACACAGAAGACTACCTGTGAGAAATTTTTCCTATCGGGTGTGATTGGCTGGTTTCCATCTGTGTTCAATCTGTTCTTCTCGCATTCGTCAGATATTACCAGGATGTTCTACGATGGTGTGCTTAACATCGTTTCGGATGACTTAGAGTACACCTGGAAGGAAATATTCCCGGATCTTACCCCAAATCAGCAAAACGCCAAGATGCAACAGTTCAATGTTGGAAAGTATAAACCGTTTCCGTCAGTGCAATGCACGACTGCCGGTTCAGAGAACGCCGGTAAAGTACGATGCAATGGATACCTGTTGGTGGATGACCTGATTGGTAAACTGGAAGAAGCGTTAAACAAAAATACGCTGGACAAACTTTGGGGAATCTATAGCGTAGATGCACGTCAGAGAAAGATGGATGGGTGCAAGGAAATCCATCTAGCAACCCGCTGGAGTGTTCACGATGTGATTGGTAGGCTGCAGGTCCTGTATGAAGGAAATCCTCGTTGTAAATTTATAGCATTCCCGGACATAGATCCCGTAACTGGGCAGTCCAACTTTGATTATGACTACAATGGGTTCTCCGTAGAGTTCTTCCATGACCAGGAATTGGCGATGGATGACATCTCATACCGGTGTTTATATAAAAATGACCCCATTGAGCGTGAAGGATTGCTCTATCACGAAGATGAGTTAAGGCGTTACTATTCGCTGCCGGCAGAGGAACCGGATGCCATCATAGGTGTTTGCGATACCAAGAGTAAAGGTATTGACTACATGGTGTTGCCGGTTATGTACAAGTATGGCGAGGACTACTATTTGGTCGATTGCATCTGCGATGACAGCAGCGATTTTGGAGTGCAGAAGGAAAGACTGTCAAATATTCTCCTTGACCACAATGTCCAACAGTGTGAATTTGAATCGAATGCCGGTGGTGACAGACTAGCTAATGATGTAGCAGACATTGTTGGCAAGAATGGTGGAAGATGTAATGTCACTACGAAAGCCACGGAAACCAACAAGGAGACGAGGATCATCGTAAATTCCGACTGGGTGAAGAAGAATGTGCTGTTCAAAGACATGGATTCCTACACCAAGAAGAGCGATTATGGCAGATTTATGTCATTCCTGACCAGCTATTCTGTGGCTGGCAAGAATAAGCACGATGATGTTCCCGATTGTATGGCAAACTTTGCCTTATTTGTCACCAGAAGTCTATACAGGCGTAGGACCCGTATTATGAAAAGTCCAATATAAGAGGTGGTTAAAAGTGAATGTAAAAAAATATCTTGAACAGATAGGTCGAATTGAGAAATTGGTTGCGAATAAGCAACTAGAGGCTCAAAAAATCCGTGAATTGTGTGGTAATCCAGCGATTCAGACGGACAAGGAAAGGGTGCAAACGTCAGGAATCAGTGATCCGACTGCCAGGTGTGCCACTGAGTTGGCGTCAATCACAAGACAGATTGACCGATGGATGAAAAAACGTCAAGAAATTATCAATCAGATTGACATGGTTGAGGATGTCGAGGCGTATGAAGTCCTGGAATACAGGTATGTGCAGCAAATGTCGATGGTGGATATCTCTGAACAGCTTGAAATCTCGGAGAGACAAGCGTGGAGAAGACTCGGAAAGGCACATGATGTGTTCGAAAGTCTGTATTTGTCAGACAAAGAGTCTAACAGTCCGCAAATGTCTATAGACAGATGAAAAATCTAAATTATATGATAAAGTCGTAATTATATGTTTAATCACCTCTATAAATAATTACCCAGGGCAGGGCGTTCATCAAAGATGGATGCCCTGCTTTTCAGGTTAAGGCAGAATGGAAAAGATTGTTTGCCCGCATTGTGGGTTCAAGATGGATATAAAAGTCACAAAAAATCATAGCATCGTCAGAAGATGCGGTCGTTGCAGGAATCGATATATTTACAGGCCCACAACGAAATCAATATGCAAGTATTGGCTGCGGACATGCAGTAGTGGGTTAAGGTTTTGGTGAGCAAAATGGAATTGTATGGCAGAAGAATTATCTGGACAGATGAGCCGGAGATCACAGAAGAAAATATCATACCAGTATTGACGAAAGCGTTTCCCGGTCATCTCATAAACGCAAGTGAAATCCTGTTTTTGGACAAGTACGAAAAAGGACTTCAGCCTTTGCAGAGGAAAAAAGAGAAGACATACAGACCGGATATCGATTTTCAGTCAGTGGACAATGTGGCTGCAGAAGCCATGGAGTTTAATACCAGTTATCGTTGGGGAAATCCAATCACGCTGATTCAGCGAGGAAATGTGGATGCCGGTGCCGGAGAACATGAATCTATTGATGTGGCACTGCTGAACGAGTGCTATGATTCGCAGGATATCAACTCCAAAACACAGGAGTTGGGTAGATTCGTTGAGTTATGTGGTATCGGATATACCTATGTGGACATCAACAAGGAGTGGGAAGACGGAGACAGTTATTTCACAGTGGATGTTTTAGATCCTCAGTATTCCTTCATCATCCGGTCAGCATATTACGCAGACCATAGGCCGATGGTTGGTGTTTCCTATCGTGTTGACGAACAGGGATTAAAACATATCACTGCGTTTACCAAACGACAGAGATTTGAGATTTTGGAATCTAAGATTGTCAACGGACCGAAGAAGGGCGAGACAAGATATGACCCCGCACCACGGAGCGGAGAAAGCAATCCCCTGGGAATGATTCCTATCATCGAATACATTAGGTCCTATGACCGAATGGGATGTTTTGAGAGACAGATTAAAGAGATGGACGCATTAAACCTGCTCATCTCGGATACCTTGAACCAGGTAGACCAGCAGACACAGGCTGTATGGCATACTAATGACGTTGACTTCCCGGAAGAAGAGGTTACGGTAACTGACAGCGAAGGGAATACATCCACACAGACAGTGACTAGCCAGCCTGAATCCGGTGATTGGTTGCAGACATTCACTACCCCGGATGGCAAAGAACCCTTCATCAAACCATTGGTGATGGATTATGACTTTGAAGGAATCCGTGAGACAGTCATTACTAAGCGTTCACTGATCCTTCAGAAATGTGGGGTTCCGGAAAGGAACAGTGCCAATGGTGGCAGTACAGGTGTTGCGATGAGTGATGCCACGGGCTGGTCCGCAGCAGAATCGTCAGCAAACAAACAGCAGTTGATTGTTGAAGCTGCAAAAATGCAGGAAGTAAAGGTGGTTTTAAAGGCTATTAAACTTTCTCCGGATGTGCCGGTGGACAGTCCGTTGCTTAAACTGAAATACCGTGATATCAGACCAAATGTAAAACGTAATCGTTCGTTTGACCTTATCACCAAGAGTAATGCTCTTGCCACTTTGCTTTCTCATGGCGTATATGGATTACATGCTTTTAAAACAGTCAATCTGTTTGAGGATAATACCCAAGTATGGGTAGACTCCGAAGAGATGATTACGAAGTACCAGAAGAAGCTGTTTGAAGAGCAGAAACAGGAATCCAGCGGACAGAACGAAGCAGAAAAAATTCCTGACAGATTAGCATCTGACTTAAGTGATCAGAAAGATGAATCCCCTGTCGTGGACGGCACTCAGCAAATCAATTACTCTGAGAAGAATCGAAAGTAGGTGATTAAATGCCTACGTTACAAGTATTTGACAGAATCAATCGTCTTGACTCTGAAGGTAACAATCTATACAAACTGAGGTCGATGCCGTATGAGAAATACTTTGGTGAGATGACATTCCTGACCAAGGAAGAAAAAGAGGAGCGAATAGCATTAGCCAAGGATTTGGAAGATGTGATGATGTTTCTCATGTATCTAGTTGTTTCCCAAAGCAATTACAGTTATATGGCTGCGATTAGCGGTGTGGAGATAAAAGAGACGCTACGACAGAGAATGGTCGAAACTGTATCCAATCATGTGGACATAGACGATGACCTGCGGAAACAGATTGATGATTTCATCGATGACGCTACGGATACCACATTTGAATATCTGGTAATCCTTACGGCGTTGACGAATAACTCGAACCAAGAACCTGATGAGGAAAATGAACCAGAGTATTATCTCTCTGATGACAGGGCAAGGCTTTTGGCAGAGGAAGAGTCAAATTCGATATTTAATTATATGAGTTATGGCCAGGCTTTAGTACTTGGCTATCGGACAAAAACATGGCTTACTATGGCCGATGCATTTGTCCGTAATACACATAGGCCCCTGGAAGGCAGGACGATACCAATCAGAGAATTGTTCCAAGTGGGCGATTCGTTCATGAGGTTCCCCAGGGATCAACAATATAACGCCCAGCTGAAGGAGATTGTGAGATGTAGATGCGGGGTAAAATACAATAGATAGGAGTCGGTTTTTAACCGGCTCTTTTTTATATGTCAGAGAAGACTTTAAAACGCAAATGGTCACAGAAGACCAAGGTAAAAAAGACAAGTTGCTCATGTAAAGAGGGTAAAACGGGAAAGGAAAAAATATGGCAGATGTAAACACAAACCTGGAAACCGTGGATATTAGCACAAATGAGGGTACACAGGATACCAACGAAACGCCGGACGTCAAGGAATTGATGAAACAGATCGCTGACTTAAAGGTTGAGTTGAACCGGAACAAAAAAGCGAGAGACAAGGCACTATCAGAAGCCGGCGAGTACAAAAAGCAGTTGAGAGCCAAACTGTCTGCCGATGAACAGGCAGAGGTCGAAAGACAAGAGGCCGAAGAACAACAAAAAGAATATGTGGCTTCTTTGGAAAGATTTAAGAAAGTTGCAGAAGCAACAGCCAGATATGCCTTACAGGGCATGAGCCAGGAATTAGCAAAACAGGCTGCAGATGCTGAGATTAGTGGAGATATGGATCTCCTTTCAGACATCCAAAACAAACATTTCAATCAAATGTTAAAGGCAAAAGAAGCCGAATGGATTAAGTCCAGACCACAGACCAATATTGGCGGTGGTTATGGTGCAAATATCACTCAGGAGCAGTTCGACAAGATGAATATGATTCAGCGGACAAAACTCCTGGAAGAGTCTCCTGAAGTTTACAGAACCTTATTGGCAAACAGCAAATAACAAGAAAGGAATGATACATTATGGCAGCAACAGCTAATGCTACAAAACTTGCAGATCTTGTGAATCCGCAGGTCGTTGCAGATTATATTGAGAAAAAGTACACTGACGCAATCAGATTAGCCCCGTTAGCACACATCGACAATACGCTCGTTGGACGTCCTGGGGATGAAATCACCCTGCCGCAATATACATATGTGGGAGCCGGAGCCGCTGTGGCCGAAGGAACAGACATCCCAATCGCAAAATTAAGCCAGACAATTCGTAAAGTTAAAGTTTCTAAGATCGGCCGTGCAATCGAGTTCACAGATGAAGCACTTCTTTCCGGTTATGATAACGATATCGCTATG